ATGGGTTTTTGCAGAAGTGCATTAACTTTTACACGGATAGGTTTGTTGACTATGGGGATCGAGAGATTCTCAGTGATGATGAGATGGTCAATGGTCGCCTGCCCATGACTCCTTTGGAGATGAAGACCTCGTGTGGTTTTATCTCCAAGTGGTTTCGGAATGGGAAGTCTGAACTGTTTACTCCACGTGTTGTTGAGCATGTTGGCGATCCTGTACATTATGACTTTTCAGAGGTTGCGAATTCAAGGTTCGTACCATTGTATGGGAAGAGCTTTGTAGCGCGCTTGGAAGAGTGTGAACAGATGTTGATGGATGGCACAGTGCCAATTTTCATTTGGACGGCTACGATGAAGGATGAACTGTTGAAGAAACAGAAGGTTGCGGATCTCAAGACGAGAGTCTTTGAAATGCCTGATCTGATCCACACATTATTGATGCGGAAGTACTTTGGTGCATTTATTAATGCAGTAAAGGAGTTAGATCCGTTTCAATCAATGTGTGGAGTTGGTGAAGACAAGACTAGTGTCTGGAAGATGTATTGGCAACGACTCAATGAAGTCGGACCCAGGGGTTTCGACGTGGACTATACCGGTTATGATGGCAGTGTTTCAGCGGTATTGTTTGACTTCTTTTTGGGAGTCACCGATCGCTTTTATGGCGAAGTTGGTAAAACACAGAGACATGGTCTTATGTACGCTCTGCAATATTCCTACATGGTTGTGGGTGATAATCTCATCTACACTGAGCAAGGAAATAAGTCAGGGTGTGCTATGACTGATGTGTTCAACTCCGTCACGAATGTGTTCGTGATACTGCTGTCATACTTACATGGTCGTTTGCAGGCTGGTTTTAGTGCCAGCTTTGTAAACTTCGATCGTGATGTTCGTGTTGTGACTTATGGTGATGATGTCATTTGTTCAGCCGATACAGGAACACTTGGGTTTTTCAACCGTAAGGTTGTGGCCGAGGTGGCCGGACACTTGGGGATGAAGGTGACTTCAGCAAGCAAGAGTTCAGAATTACTAGCCAGTGAGCCATTGCTGGACTTGACGTTTTTGAAGAGCGGCTTTCGTCCAGAGGGTTCTTGTGTGTTTGCTCCACCACCGTTGAGTACTATACACAAACAGTTAGAATGGACCAAGAAGAACAATCTTAATGACACTCGGATACGTGGAGACATTATTTCCGAGGCGTTGCGTTGGAGTGCTCATCTTGGCCCGGAGGTGGCCAAAAAACTCAAGGAGCAGATAGCTTCGGTTTGTAGTATAAAACCGGTGTTTCACTTTGATGAGTTTTATGGTGACGTAAAACAGCTCCAGACTTCAAGACTGGAGCGTTGCAATTAGGGTGTTTTT